GCCCGGATGAAAACCAATCTGGACGCGATCACCACAGCGACGATTTACCGCTCCCGTGTTGAGCCTTTAGCTCGTGGTGAAGTGCCCGCGATCATTATTGAGCCTGTCAATGATCAGCCGGTAGACACCAATTTTTACGACAAACTTGACCACACGATGCGAGTGAGGGTCACAACTCTGGTTCGTGCTGCGTTGCCGGATGACAGTTCAGACACGTTTACGCAGCAAGTACACGCTCGCCTGATGGCAGATCAAACCTGCAACGGAAACGCTCTTGACTTGACACCTGACCGTACGGAGTTCAGTCTGTATGAAGCTGATGTGCCCCTGGGCGTCATCACGCAAGACTATTTAGTGCGTTATCGCACTAGCAGAACTGACCTAACTAGCAACTGACATCATGGCTAAAATTCGTAAGGAAGTTCCCAATCCCGGCGCGGGCGGCAGTTACTTGTTTGACCCAAAAACTGGGAAACTTACACTGATTACAGAACCACCCGCTCCCACTGACAATGGCACTAACCCGGAAGAAATTCCTGATCGCGAAGATTGAATCAACTTACGGGACGGATCCAACTCCCGTTGGTGGTACTGATGCGATCCAGGTCACCAATCTTGAAGTGACTCCTATCGAGTCTGACAACGTTCAGGCTGCGGCTTATCAAGGTTTCATTGGCAACAGCACACGCGCAACCCTGGTTGCAAACAAGCGTGTCAGCGTCACCTTTGATGTTGAACTGGCTGGTTCTGGCACTGCTGGCACCGCTCCTGCGTTTGGCCCTTTGCTGAAGTCTTGCGGCTTCAACGAGGTGCTTGTTGCTGACACCAGCGCAACCTATCAACTCGAAAGCACTGGCTTCGACTCTGCGACCATTTACTGCTTCTACGACGGCACCCGCCACAAGATCACTGGCGCTCGCGGTTCTGTCAGCTTCAATTTCACTGCTGGTCAGTTTGCTACGGCAAGCTTCAACATGATCGGGATCTACAACGCTCCTGATTCGACTGCTCTGTCTGGCACCTTTACTGTTGCCAATCAAGCTGCAGCGATTGAGGTCAACGACACCAACATGACCACGGCCACCTTCTTCGGTGAAACCAGTCAGCGCATTGAATCGTTTGATCTTGCTCTGAACAACGAGCTGATTTACAAGGAAACCGCTTCCAGCCAAGAAGTGCTGATCACCAACCGTGCTCCTGGCGGCACCGCAGTGATTGAAGCTCCTGCAATCGGCACCACCGATTACTTCGCTGACGCTGTGGGTGTGGCCACTGCATCCACCAGCCTTGTGCTGGGTGCAACTGGCGGCAACATCGTCACTCTGACGGCTGCCCAGACTGATGTTACTGGAGTATCATACGGTGATACCAACGGTGTCATCTCGTTGTCCATGCCCTACCTGGCTCTGCCCAGCACCAGTGGCAATGACGAGCTGAGCCTGCAATTCACCTGATTCTGCGTGGCATTCGTCCTCAAGAAGACTGCTTCCTACAAGTGGGAAGTCAAGGTTGAAGTCCCTGTTGACGGCAACCGGTTTGAAACCCAGGCGTTTGAAGCAGTCTTCAAGAAGATCAGCCGTTCAGCTTTTAATGATCTCGTCGATAAGGGTGATGATGCCCTTGTTGGCGAGATTTTGCTTGGCTGGGAAGGTATCAATGACGAAGCCGGTAAGCCTGTGCCGTTTACCGAAAAAAACAAAAAGCAGCTTTGTGACGATCCCTATGTGCTGCGTGGCCTGATTCAGGCTTATGCAGACAGTGTCACTGGGGTGACAGCAAAAAACTAAAAGACGCCGCTAGGTACTGGGCCAAGGGCGGCGTAGTTGACGAGAGAGAAGCAGATCTTAGGGCGCTTGGTGCAAGCGAAGAGCAGATTGCTGCGGCCCGTCTAGAGGCTGTTGAGCACGACTGTGAGGTGTGGGAAGAGAATTGGGAAACGGTGTTGATGTTTCTCAGGATGTCAACGCAGTGGAACGCAAGCATGGCTGGGCTGACGGGATTGAACTACCCGAGTCTTGAATGGCTCTGTAAGCTGTATTCAGTCAAAGATCCTGTCGCTTTATTTGAGGGCGTACAGGTCATGGAAACGACAGCGCTGTCAGTCCTGAACGCGGAACGGAAATGAGCATCACTTCTGAGATCAGGCTGAGGATCAAAAAAGAAGGTGATGTTGCGCTTACTCAGCTGAGTGCAAAGCTCAACGATGTTGCATCTCGTTCTGTTGTATCAAATAAAAAATTCAAAGAGCTTGCTACAACACTTAAACAAAATGACACTCAGATAAAGGGCAAAAGCATTAATGCGCTGAATGATTACAGCCGTGCCTGGCGTGAGCTAGCAAATAGCGTCGATGTAACCACCAGGGAATTTAAAGAAGCAACTGCAGAAGCACAACGTTTTGAACGTCAAGCCGCAAAAGCACAGGGCAGGCGCGGACAAGGCCGTGCAATGGGCATTGCCAAGGGTGTTGGCGGTGTTTTAGCTGGCGGTATTTTTGGCGGCCCTGAAGGATTTATTGGTGGCGCATTAGGCCTTCCGTTTGGCCCAGGTGGAGTTGCTGCTGGCGCAGCTTTTGGCGCAACTGTAGGAAGTGCTAGGCAGCAGTTGGGTGGCCTTGCAGAGTATTCTGCGGCCCTAGCTAAGCAGCGATTGGCGCTGAAATTAGTTACAAAAGACGCTGCAGAATATCAACGTGCACTGAAATTTATTTCCACAACCAGCAAAGACTTAGCAATACCTCAAGATATTCTCACTCGTCAATTCACAAAGCTGTCTGCTTCTGTTATCGGCGCAGGTGGCGATGTTGCCGATGCGGAAACCGCGTTTATTGGTGTGGCCGCTGGTATTCGCGGAACTGGTGGCAGTTTGCAAGATCTTGATTCAGCCCTGACTGCAACATCTCAAGTTTTTAGCAAGGGCAAGGTAAGCGCAGAAGAATTGCGCCAGCAAATTGGTGAACGTTTGCCTGGTGCCTTCACTTTGTTTGCTTCATCGCTGGACATGACGCCAGCGCAGTTAGACAAAGCGCTTGAAAAGGGCCAAGTGAGTCTTCAAGATTTCCAAACTTTTGCCCTGAAATTATTCAACGAATACGGCGTGTCGGCCAAGGTGCTGGCTGATAGCCCAATGGCTGCCGGTGACAGGTTGACAACTGCCTTATCAGAAATGTCTGCCACGGTTGGACAATTGCTGGCTCCGATTGGCGCAGCATTTCAATCAACTTTTGCTGATATTGCCAATGCAATCAATGGTGCAGCAAAAGCATTTATCAATTTCTTTGGTCTGACAAAAGCTGACCATATGGCAAGGCTTACTCAGCGAATTGGCGTAACAGTTGAAAGGCTTACAGCATTTGACGAAAGACGAGCAAAAATTGCTGCAAGGGGCGGCGATACTTCAGGGATAGACGCACGAATAAAACAATTTAGGGAGCGCTTGACTGAACTTACTGATGAATATTATTCGCTTCAGAAAATAGACGCTGCGATTGAAAGCGGGCGTCAGACAAAAACTGGCCTTCCTAAGACGGAGCCGACTACACCAAAGGGGGAAGGTCGTAAAGACATCTCTCCGGCTCTTCGAGCAGCCAGAGAAGCAGCTGCAGCGGAAATGGCACCATTTAAAAAACTGGAGCTTGATTACGCCGCAAAAAAACTTGCAATTGAAGAAAGCAATTTAAAAGTCAACGAAAAAGCGGCAAAACTTGCTGAATTGAAACGAGCTTTTGACGACAAGGCCAGAAGCATTGGCGAACAGATTAGCTCTGGGCTGGCGTCAAGAATTATCAAAAATGGCGAAATAGCCCAGCAACAAGAGAATTTAATTCAAAAACTTGAAATTGAAGCCGGAATTATTGATGAAAAACAAGCCAAGCAAATACAGAAAGAACAGTTTATACAGCAGTTGCAAAAAGACGGATTTGTGTTAACCGAAGAACAGTTAGCTCGTATTGACGAAGCCTACAAAAAGCTCAACAAAACGCAATCAGAAAGCCAAAAATTAGCCGCAAATATTGTGACAACTTTTGCGCAAGGTATGGGTGACGCATTGATCAGTCTTATTGACAAGGCAAAATCATTCCGCGAAGTGATGAGTGATTTGTTGAAGCAGATCGGCAAAATGCTCATCAACTTTGGCATGCAGGCTCTGAGCAAAGGCCTGTTCCCAAAGTTGTTTCCTCAAGCGCTTGGTGGTGTGATGTCTGGAAGCGGCCCAGTCCCGCTTCGTAAGTACGCACGTGGCGGCGTTGCCTATGGCCCGCAAATGGCCTTGTTTGGTGAAGGCAGCACGCCAGAAGCTTATGTACCTCTGCCTGATGGCCGCAGCATTCCCGTCAAAATGAAAAACGGCGGCGGGGTTGGCAACATTACCGTCAACGTCGACGCAAACGGATCTCAAGTGCAGGGCGATCAACCCAACGCGAATAAACTGGGTGAAGCATTAGGCGCTGCAGTGCGTCAAGAACTGATCCGTCAGAAGCGTCCAGGAGGTTTGCTTAGCTAATGGCCACCTTTAATTTCACGCCTGATTTTGGCGCACAGAAAAAATCACAGCCTGCTGTTCGTACTGCCAAATTTGGTGATGGTTACGAACAACGTGTGACGTTTGGGATTAACCAAAACCCCAAAATTTGGGAGCTGCGTTGGTCCGCTGCTAGCAACAGCACTGCAGACGACATTGAGACTTTCCTTGATGCTCGTGCGGGCGTTGAGTCGTTTGACTGGTCGCCCATTGACGATTCAGAAACTTACAAGTTTGTCTGTCGGTCTTGGTCGCGGGATCATCAATACGCCGACATCAATACGATCACAGCAACCTTTGAGCAAGTATTTGAACCGTAATGGCATTCACCGCCTGGGCCGCTAGTACAGCTTTCAGCGTTGGTGATGTCCGACGCGCTAGTTCCGTTCAACCTTCGGGCTTAGTTTTTCGCTGTACGACTGCTGGTACAAGTGCAGCCACCGAGCCTGACCCGTGGCCGGTTGTTCGTGGAACGGAAGTTGAGGACGGTACTTGTGTTTGGGAAGCGGTCAGCGCTGTTGGCGAAGAGCTAAACAAGCTGGCACCTAGCGCTGTCATCGAAATGTTTGAGCTTGACGGCACCGCAACGAGCATCGGTGTTGATCAGGTCTACAG